ATCCCTGAGAACCACATCAACAGGCTGTCTACGCTCCAACCCCAACATGGAAGCGCCTTCCGTTCCTATACCCTCACTTTTGTAACCTTGTGTCATTGCGTTATCCTAGGATTGGCGAATCTTCTGCGGGGCATCAAAGTTACTGTAGGATCGGCCTTGGGTTTACCGCCAACCGAATCCAGAGCGTTTAACATCTCCGGTGCAGACCCAGTGGTGTTTATTCCTTCAGTTGGTGGTTCAACCCTGCGGATATTGCCTTCTCTGTCCATTAACCTAGCCTTATCCCCATTCCACTTGTATCCAGTCATTCTATCGTATAAAGACTCGCTCGCCTCTTTTGGGAAAACTGTGTCAAATTGGATTACCCCGCCTGTCCATGCCTTTGGCGCGGAAGGAGATTCATACATGGCTTTTCTGGTTGTGACAAAACTCTCAAATGCGTTACGATACTCAGCAAAAACTGTTTCGGCTACAAATGCTAACTGATCTCTTTCCCAATTAGTTAAAACTTTCCTTTTGCCTGAAACCAAACTCTCCCTTAACTTCTCTAGTTCATCCGACCATCCTCCTAAAGCGCTTTGGATAGTTTCTATATCTGACTGACGAATAACGCCGGTAGGGTCTTTCAGTTTTTCAAGAGATTTTATAGCATCCAAATCCCCTCCGCTTGTTAACTTATTTAAGGCTGCATATATGGTGTTTACCATTCTTTTTGTTTCGCTGAAAGCAAGAACTTCTTTTGTGACAACCTTCGCCTCTTCACTCCTTCTTTTTTCCTGTCCGGTAGGCGTGTAACGCGTCTCGTTGATAGTTTCCCCTATCATTAGATTGCCGTCAATATCTTTGGTGTCAGGCATTTTTGCTGAAACCCATGCTACATCTAAGCCCGGTGGCGGCTTCGACAGGTCAAAAGTGTCCTTTGGTCTGTCCGGAGCATCTCCGTAGTTGAGGTATTGGTAACCAGTTTCCTTCGCATCGTTGTACTCTTCAACAGAATTAATCGCCAACGGAACCCCAAGTTCATTATATAATACACCGGGCATTGTAGTTGGGTACTTCCAATCTGGATTGGCTTGCCCTATCTTATCAGTCATAGAGTTGATAGTTGCTGAGCCTATTTCATTGTCTGCAAAAAACTGATACATATCTCCAAAGTTAGTGAACTTGTCCATCGCCTCTAAAACTTTTTGTGTATCACCAGCATCCTGCACTCTAGTTTTCTCTGCTTGACCGTATGCCTTTTCAACAGCATCCATAGTATCTCTCAGATCAACTGACAACTTTTCTATACTTACTTGGGCTAGGACTACCTCCTTCAACTCGTTTTCTGAGAGTGATTTATTAGCAATGTTCTCAGCAATTATTTCATTCACCCTACGGTTTTGTCCAACCTTAAACTCGTCAGGCAATGTGTAGCCTTTCCCCAGCATTTCGGCCTTGTCGGCCCCCCGAATATAGACAGCATTACCTTTCGGGTCATACATAGCAACCCTATCATCCTCACCAATTAGATTTGGATATTGGCCTTGAAGCGCTGCTAGTACCTTGTGGTCTGTAATGCCATTATTTTTAATGAATAATTGTAAATCTTTGTCTGTTTTTAAGTTTCCAGATAGGAATAGTTTGTTTGCCTTAGTTATAGCGTCAGATATTTCTACGTCTAAGGTAGCCGCTCTACTAGCATCAATATCCCCTCTGCTTACCCTATACCCGACCTCCCGCTCTTCCTCTAGATCATCTCCCGCTCTCCGAAAGATGGTATCATAGTTTTTCTTAGCCTCATTCCAACGATACATGGGTATCTTCTTACCTTTATCAAAAGCAGCAAACCTGTCGGCTAGATACTTAAAAGTATCTCCGCTAAGATTCTTTCTCTTAGTGAAAAGCACAAGGTCGTCCATAGTTTCACCGGGATTATGCAACCACTCGTCCCAAGCCAATTCCTTTTCTATGTCTACTGCATCTACGTCTGGTTTAGTTGGCGTTGTGCCTCGTCTTGATGGGCCGCTTCTAGTCCTAGGCCGCCACGGTCTACCCTTTAAATTAGAGACAAGCATATCTAGGCTATCAGTAAACGACTCTTCCTTTCGCAGCATCTTATTAAATTTAGCCTCGTCAAGAAGTTGGGCTTGCATTTTTAATACTTCTTGGTTATACTGTCCTTGCGCCTTACCCCGTATGTTCGATTCCTGCGGGTTGTATTGGGATGGTAGCATTTGTGGAGGCTCGGCTTGCCCAAAGGTAAAGTCGTTAGCCATCTGAGTGGCGTTTTGATTCGCTATAATTTCGTCATGCCGCTTCTTTCTAGCAGCATCCGATTTTCTAAAATCACCGCCTATTGCGCCGGGATAGTATTCGTCAAATAAACTTGTCATGCGTTTCGCCACCTCTTTAAGAAGGGGTAATCAGGGACATTAAAATCTTCTAGGGTCGCCATTGTGTTTTTAGGGCCAGAAGATACATCGAATATAGAAGTTTTTAGATCAGTAGGTTTGCCGACTGATCCCCCTTGAGCGGCAGACGTTTGGCTAGGAGTTCCTAGCGCCATCTCTTGAAAGAGCGCCTGTTGCTTTGCCTTTTCATCCTCTATTTGCCCCCATCTATCTAATGCTGTGTTGTAACCAGCCTCGTCAAATGTGTTAACATTACCGTAGGTTGGCGATTGCGGCCTGTTGATATGGGGACTGATAGATTGCACGTTAGGATTTTTCTGCATTCCTTGGAAAGCGCCTATCTGAGGCTCTGGATTAGGCTGCCCAAACTTCCATTTCCAATCATCAAACATTACAGTACACCGTAATTAACGTGCTTAATGCCTTCAATCTCTACCACTGCGTCAGGTCTGGTGATCTCAATCTCTTGAGCCATTACACCCCGACTTCTAGTGTTAGAGCCTTTGAAGTTATAGGTATAGACGTTATGACCATTCCAAGTTCCATCAAACTCAATGTTCTCTTTCATCCTAGAGTCAGACATTCCGTAGATAGATGCGGCGATACCCACTGCTTGCCCAAGTTGATCCATACCGCTCTTACCCGGTGAGGTCTGGGTAGTAGTCCCGCCATAATTACCAGTAACCATCTTCATGTAGTTAGACAACTGCTGTTGTGGAGCATTAGCCTCGTACTGGTATCTAGCCATATCACTATCCATAGTTCCTTGAGTCATTGCTCTACGCTGCGATCCGACGTCACCCATAGCACCATACATATTAAGTGGCGCTGACATGATTGATGGGTATAATTGTCCAGACTGTACCGCTCTCTGTTGCGCTTGATTATAAGCATTGGTATACATATCGGCGATAGGTTTGGTCATACCAGCAGTAACACGGTTAGCAACCGCCTTCTCGTATTCCTGATTACCTTTGCTGGAGCCTCCGGGCTGGTACATTACCTGTTTCTGTCTTAGCCCCGGGAGTACCTGATTCTGTAGCCCAGACATAACATTAGATGTTAATGCGTTTACCATTGGGTTGTACGCATTAGGGTCTATCTGACCGCTTAGACCTTGAACAAGGCTACCTTCTGCGGCTTTCTGTTGACTTGCGGCCCTTGGCCCCATAGTATAGCCAAGTGTGGCCTGTTGAGCGGCTGTCTGCGCGGGGTCAAACCCTGCTAATGTTTCGTTAGGGTAATAACCGGGCGCACCTCTATCATATATCTGCTTAGCCTGATCGAAGCCACCTGTTAGATAACCTTTCTGTTCAGCCCACGGTTCCGTGGTTGATGTGCTTACTTGTGTTCCACCGCCCATATTATATTCCTCTTACTTTGGTATTCATTCGCCAGCCGCCTACGATCCGGGAAGCCCTAGCGCCTTACCTATATTTGACGCGCTTACCTTGCCTTGGGCAGCCTTGTCCGATCCCGGCCCAAAATCAGGCCTCTCACCTTCAGCCGCTGTATTACCGGGCCATCCACCGAACCCCGGACTAAACCCATCATACCCATCATAACTGGGAGTGTCTGGATTACCATCATACAATCCACTTTCAATCATCTCTTGTGGGGTCATTTTATTAGGGTCTTCATCACTCTCTTCCGCTGGCATTATTACTTCCATTAACCCGCCCATTGGGGGGCCGCCATACTGTACTGGCTGTCTGTTGATCTGAGGCGGCGCATAGTTCCAAATGTTTTCAGGGACAAACTGTTGTCCACCTTGTTCTGTCCAAGGCTGGTAGTTTGGATGAAGAAGTCCATACTGTGACCAGTCCTGTGCTTGCGGAGTTTCATACGCATGGGTCAACTGAGGGAAGTACATATTATCTAAGGGGTATGGGCCTATGCCAGTGCCGGGGTTAGTGGGTGATCCACTTCCAACGCTACTTTCACCGCCACTTCCCTCTACAGGGAAGGCCGCATTTATTCCAAACCCAACTGGCTTTCCTAGACTAGCGGCATAATCCGCGCCTTCAGAAGTTCGATACCAATCAGATGACCTTTCGCTCTGCCCAGCATTTGGAGACCAGCCACCCGATTTAGCCGCATTAAGCCTGTCAGTGAAGTTGCTCCATTGACTCTTGGTTAGGTCATCTTCGGTTCCTTGTTTGCGATCATCACCCCAAGGGTGTGGAACATCTATTATACCCAAGCCTTTAGCGTGACGATATATAGCCTCCTGATCTTTTAACCAAGCCTTTCCTCCACCTGACATTAGTGCATCCTCTCTTTCAAGTCTTTAGTAAAGACTATGTATGAATCTTTCCAGTCTGGTAACATTTTTTTCCATCCTTTTCTGCCCCACAATTCCATAGAAGAACAACCAACTCTTATGGCGAACGCCTCTACCATGTCGTTAAACTGGCTGTGCGCCTCGATGAACTTCTCTCCAGATATAGCAATGACTCTTAGAACTTTCTTCTGTGGGTATGATATGATTTGAGTGACCATTGCTAAAGTAATATTCTTTTCTTCTGTGGCTATCCATAACTGCATAGCACCTTGTGTCAGAGTTTCCAGATAATCATCAGGCTCCATCTCTCCTTCACTTCTTTCTGTAACCCTAGCCAACATTGGCCCGACATCATCCCATAGGTAGGCGACATCTTCTGGACTAATCAGATGCGCTTTCAAAATTCAAATCTGTAGTGGGCTATATATGACCCATCATTTCTATAGTTCAAACCTATCGACTGGTTCTGGGTGATCTTCTTCATCGCGCCGATCTGATAACCGTCCTCCGTTGCTCTCAACTGGAGGGGTAGGTCGAATCGAGATACGGCGTAGAGGGTTGCTGCTACGACTCCAGCAACGATCATCTCCGTTTCGTACTCCTTGTACCATTTCACTTTCTGCTCTCTCTGACCGCAGAAATCTACTGATCTTCCGTTTCCTGTGCCTACGGCCCCCGCTAAACAAGCAGCATCGCCTAACGCCCTAGCCGCTGCTGATCGGCTCTCCTTCGCATACTCTGACGCAATAACCGGCTTGCCTGTGACAGCAATCGCTTGCTTAACCATCGCAGTAATCTCTGCGGGGGTCTTATCCCAACCAGTCTGAAGGTAGACATAATCAGCATTTGCATAGTATTCCTTATTCCCCTTGTGTCCACCAATACCAGAGGTTAGATGAACCCCAACTGGTTTGTCAGTGATTGATTTTAAGTAGGAGACCAAAGCGTTGACTTTCGCGGCGCTCCAGTATTCATCGCATTCGAGGCAGGTTACATATCCTGTCACCTTATCATCGAACCTACGGACGATCTCACTGAAGTGAGCCTTCTGAGCATCCAGTGATTTAGAGGTAATGCTTGGGCTATCATCAGGTGTTAGCCACATAACAGGGCTTAACCCTGCGGCATTCAATGTATTCAGTTGTACTTCCCAATCTGGTTTGGGGGTGATAATGGAGAGATCGAAATCTGGGCCTCCGTTGAATCCGTCCCCACCATTGCGACTGTACAAGTAAATGTGAGTATCACCGTTTGCTATCGCGGCGGCTCTCATTTTACTTTTTTCTGCGTTAGGGTGTAGGTAGTTAAGTGTCATCCACCTACTATCTATCATCAGGAAACTGGCCCTGCTTCCGTGTATGTCTGCGCTAGAGTTTAGCCCAAGCGTCATTAGTATAGGCATAAATACCTTCGCCAGTACCGCCGGGATTCCAGTTCGTGCCATCCGCATATCTTATATCACCGTTTCTAGGTTTGCCCCTTGATGCCCCGCCAAAATTATCTGGATCAACATTGGTTTGTTCCAATCTAAAAACATCCAAGTTAAATATAATATCAGATAATCTGTTTAACTCATGGAAGAGGTAATCAGAGAGTTGTTCATTGCTTAATGGGGCTGGGTTAGGAGTCCATCTGTTTACAGACTTTACATTCTTTACTGATGCGTTAGCCATACGATCTTATCCCCCGTATACCGCTCTTCTGCATCTCAAAGGAGAGTCCGTGAAGTTTCCAATCTACATCGGTGTCAGACTCTATCTTTATTCCAAAGTATTTTCCGCTTACCCTACACGAAACTTTAGACTGTGAGTTAGGGTTAAAGGCTACTGGCCCCTCCCATGTGATTGCATCCTCTGTACTCATCTGTCTGCCTATATACACATTTACGGTATTGTCCCCGCTGACCTCTAACTGAGGGTATACGGCAGATACAAACTTTACTGATTGGGGGTCGCCAAGATCGTAACCGCTACGTTCTATGTAAGCATCCATTGTTACTGTATCTTTCTTATTCCCTTTATTATCTCTGTATATTTTAGTGTTGGTTACATCTGCGAACACTATATTCTTTACTACGTTGTCGTAGTTAGTAGAACCCCAAGGGTCACTGTCTGCATCCCAAGTGAGAGTTGCACCACTCCATGTAGCGCCAGCAGTAATCTCAGCAATGCCAGAACTAATGTGTGAGGTATCGGGGAGATCACGAAAGGAGAAGGTGTTATCTTTCCAGTTCCAGATTAAAGCCTTGTCTACAACAGTAGATGATCCAGAAGGGTAACAGGCCATCATCTCGTTTCTAACATAGTCAGCAGCCACAAAGCACTTCTGATAATTATCTCCATTCAACTCATCGAACACCGTTCTCCGTAGTTTGTTGGAAAGCATTGGGGTTATAGTCTGACCATTACAAACATAGAAGTCAGAGTTCCCAATAAAGAAGTGACCGCCCTCAAACTCTGCTACCGCCTCTTTTGCTAGTAGCCCTATTGTTGGGGATAGGAGTTTAAAAGAAAAGATGTAGGGTGTTCCTACATAGTTCATAATGTAGATGCTGTCATCCTTATAGATAAGGAAGGAGTCGCCCAAGGGAAGGCCATCAATTATATCCCCCGGAGTATCTGAAAGTTCATACTCTCCAGCATCCAAAGTTGCATCGCTCTCCAGCCATGTAACAGGCGGCGATCCATAAGATGCCTCTGTACTCCACTTTACAAGGCGTGGTTCTTCATTTGTTCTTTCCCAGTTAAGGCCCACAAGGAAGGTTCTAAATGATCTTATGGATTTACAGGTAGTTCCAAGAGGCCAGTTCTGTAACTCCCTAAACGGGGTTCCTAAAGAAGGCACACCTCCAGACAACGGCCACATTTGAGGCTTGTCATAACCATTAGTTGCGACAATAAGGCCGTTTAGGTTAGTTGTTGTCCATCTCCTAGTAGTGGTATTAGCACCATAGTCGCTATCACCTGTGGCAGTTGCACCAACAGGAATGACAGGATATGCCGCAGTATGTTCAGCGGCAGTAGTGGAACTAGCACTCCTTGTACACCCAGTTAAATCGTTTGTAGATTTACCTGTGTATGTAACCTCTTCATACCCATTAGAAGAACCGTTAGCAATGGCTTTAGTACCCATCGCAATAGTCCCGCTTACTGGGAATGCACTAGCGTCAGTCAGTGTAATAGTTGTTACACTATTGTTTATGGTAGCGTTTAAAGTTCCAGTAGCCTGTTGAGTAACGTCTGTCCAAGTAGAGCCATTCCATACGGCTATATCAGTGGCCCCATACGCAATCCAGTAGTATGTTCCTGCGGAAGAAAGATACGGATGGATGTAATAGGGAGCAAATGGACAGGTAGCAAATACCTCTTGATACCCGGCGACTTTCTTTACACCGTTATCCAAGAGTCTTACATTGTTTCCAGCAGACCATGCGTTAGGGGGTAGATTATAAGGAGGAGTGTCCTGTATAATCCCTACCTGACCTAAGTTTTCGATGGGTACTAAAGGCATTACGCTGGGGGAGTAGGCCAGACAATATTAAATGGATCGCTCTGATCTGTGACATCTCTCAAAGCCTGACGATATGTTTCCCACTCTGCCAGAACAGATGGATCAAGAGGGACATCAGAAAGGACAGTCCAATCACATGACTGGAGTTTTTTATCCCTCTGAAATCTTACAACTATCCATTCTTCTGGATTCATCTGCGCCTGTACTGCTGACCAAGAGGGTTTCTGTGAGGGGTCAAGGAATATAACATTACTGTTATAGTCACTCTCATTATCCATCGGTTTATTGATAAGAAAGTCAGCGCCGCCGGAGGCTACACTTATAACATTCCCCCAAGAATTAATATTCATTGCTCAATCTCCATACAGGTCATAGTGCCGTACTGGAATGTAGTGCCACCATCTGCTATATCAGTCATTTTACTATAGATAGTAAATGTGTTGTTGCCAGTTGTGCCATCAGGACAATTTGCAGTAAGCACTTTCCATGTTCTGGAAATACCAAATGAATTATCCCACGCTGGGTTTGAAGTATGGTCAACATCATCAGTAAACACAACCATAATATCATCCGTAGTCCCAACGATCAACGTACCTGAAGAGTTAGACAGCCTCATCCATGCCTGAATAGAACCACTATCAAAGTTATACGCATAATTAAGATTGCCATTGTACGTTATATATAATGTACTGGTGGCAGATAGTTTATTATGGGTAATAGTTTGTTCTGTAGTAGCGTAGGTTGCAGTTCTCATATAACTACTTGCAGCAGGTATATTATGTGAAATAGAAACTATAGGCGTAGTTGCAGTAGTTATGTTAGGTAGTGAATTCTTTAAGACTGTTTTTATAAGCCTAAGATGGTCATCACCCTGACTTATAGAGTCTGATCCAGTAGGATTTGTAGTAACTAATCCACTAATGTATGTTGCGCTTTCTAATGCCATATTTTAACTCCAGCCTAGTGATACTGCTTGTATTCGTGTTTGTTTAGCCGCACTTTGGTTGTGCGTTGTAATCTTGTAGCGCATTGATGTGCCTGATGGTTGAGCAGAGATGTCGAGGTCGTGATCGGTTAGGATTGTGTGACCACCCGTAGTGCCATCATCTGTTAGCGTGAACTGAGTGTAGGTTGAACCGTTGTCACGACTGACCCATCCCTTAATGTCTGTGTTGATCGTTGCTGTACCCGCACCGTTGGTGTAGGTCATAACGAGATCGCCTTTAGTTGGTACTGCCTCTGCGGTTGTTGCGTTGGATACTAGAGTTAAATCTAAGTAAACTGTTACTGGGCCGGTGAGCCTTCTAACAATAACTGTTCCGGAACCACCAGCGGCTCCATTAAAGTAAGACCCTGTATAACCACCCCCACCACCTCCACCGCCAGTGTTTGCAGTACCTGCTGTTGGGGAAACAGAACTACCACCACCGGTTCCACCTCCACCCGATCCTCCACCTGCGTGAGCAGTCCAGCCACCACCGCCGCCGCCACCACCGCGAGTTGTCGCACTCCCATCTATTGATGACGAAAGGCCGTTACCACCAGCACCGCCGGGAGTAGCACCTCCATCCGTACCTACCGCACCAGCACCACCACCTCCCGCTCCGTATTGGAGTCCAGTACAATCGCCTCCAGCATATCCTTGCGTTGGTGATACGGCTTGACCACCGGTACTTGCGCCTATTGCATCACCACCCCCTGAACCTCCGTCAGCCGCAGAGTCTGCAACTGCGCGAGAACCACCGCCACCACCACCTGATGCTGTAATAGTGGCAAATACTGAATCTGTACCATTAGTACCCGCCGATGATCCAGACGTTGATCCCGCTCCGCCACCACCAACAGTAACAGTATATGAAGTGTCTGCTGCAAGGCTTAATGCCGCCTCTGCTGATCCTCCACCGCCAGTAGTTTCACTTGACGTAGAGTTTCTGTAACCTCCCGCGCCAGCACCGCCACCATAATGTCCGTAACCACCGCCACCTCCGCCAGCAATGACGAGGTATTCGTGATCTTGCGCGGTATTTGTTTGATAAGAACCGCCACCCGTGGCTGTCCACTTATACCAACTGTAAGACCCATCAGTACCAGTAGAGTCTGCATCCTGAGTAATGGTAGGAGTTACACTTCCAGTACCACTGTAATAATCACTTGCATTCCTTGTTTCATTCGTAGATGCACTAGCATCAATACCAGTAGCATCTTGAAAGGCATCTATCGTCTGGTCTACCAAGTCGTACTTAGATAGCGACCCATTGGCCGCTACCTTGAATCCAAGGATTGCGATGTCTGTTTGAATCCCTGTGGTGTCTACATTGCCTAGTTGAGCAAGGGGTACAGACCCACTGGATAGATTAGAGGCGTTAGTGGGATCAGTTTCTAGTTTACTGTTGGATATAGCGGCAGACGCATTTATATCAGCATTGACAATGGTTGTACCTGCTATCTTAGCGGAGGTAACCGCATCATCTTTTAGCATTGCGGTAGTTACCGCATCATCAGCAGGGATGGTTGCTTGTGCTGGTTTGTTTCCTACATAACTCATTATGACCACCCCAAAGATACTGCTTGTATCCTAGTTGTTTTACTTACTGATTGATTTAGCGTTTTAATCCTGTAGGCCATAGATGTTCCTGACGTTGACGTAAGTGATACGTCATGTGCTGTTGCAATGTTATGGCCGCCTGTAGTTCCTTCTGATCCAAGCGTCATGGCAGTCCATGTACTGCCGCCATCGGCGCTGTACTCTGCCGTTACGTCAGTTCCTAGCGTGGTTGATCCAGCGCCGTTCGTATAAGTGAATACGATGTCGCCCTTGGTTGGGGCTGCTTGCGCGGTTGTTGTGGTAGATACTAAGACCATATCCCCACCTTCTGCTGTTGCTGTTGTTGGCCGCCTTATAACGACTATTCCAGAACCACCAGCACCGCCATTAGTGGCTCCTGTAACCGCTCCACCCCCTGCACCTCCACCAGTGTTTGCAGTACCGTTACTACCAGTTACGGAATTGCCCGCACCGGAACCACCACCACCCGCTCCTCCAGCACCACCGTTGCCAGTATCGCTTCCGCCTCCACCACCACCAGCATATGTTACAGATGAACCGGTTATTGATGAGGCCGTTCCCGCACCACCGGCTGCACCATGTGTTGCACCTCCTACTGGATTGCTGCCAACTGCCGATGCGCCACCACCACCAGAACCACCAGTGTAAGCCGCTGTTCCCCCATCGCCACCGTCATTACCTTGTGAGGGGCTTGTTGATGGAGTGTTGCCAGCAGCACCACTGGTAGCAGTTGCAGGACCACCACCACCGTTACCACCGCCCCCACTTCCGCCAGTTTGAGCCGCTGAACCATTATGTGCGCCCCTACCACCAGCAGTTGAAGTGATTGTAGAAAATACTGAGTCAGAGCCGCTAGTCGCTGTCGCACCGCCAGCCCCAACTGTGATGCTTCCAATAGTAGTTGCTGCCACAGCAAAACCAGTAGCAGTTCTAAAACCACCTGCTCCACCACCGCCTCCAGCGGAATTTGACGCTATCCCATTTCCGGCTCCACCGCCTCCAGCAACCACAAGGTACTCATAATCTTGGGCTGTATCAGTTGTATAGGAACCAGAAGATGTAACAGTAGTCCACTTGTAGTAAGTGTAGTCACCATCTACCGCTGTTGAATCGTAATTTCCAGAAACGGTTGGTGTAACCGGGGCCGTCCCGTTGTAATATTTACCAGCAGAGTCCCTAGCCTCATTAGTGGAAGAGCCAGCATCAACACCAGAGGCATCTTGGAAGTCATCTATGGTTTGATCTACTAGATTATATTTAGCGAGTGATCCGTTAGCGGCTACCTTGAAACCTAAGATGGCGATGTCATCTTCAAGGCCAGATGTATTAACAGCATCACTTGCTAGATCAGCAGCCTTGACCTGACCAGCCGTTATATCTTCTGAGCGTATAGTTGTTCTAGCCATTATTTAGGATACCTAGTCTTAACAGCCTGTCTTAATCCCTCAAGCCTTGTTACTGATGCCATGCGTTCCTCTACTACTCCTTCCCACATAGCGACTACGAGTTCGTCAATCGTTGGGTATTCTGCTTGACGATTACGGGCGTAGGCTTGGGAGTCGTATTCTGCTTGGTACTCTGCATCTGCTGCCTCAATCTCTGCCTCAGATGGTTGGGGAGAATCAGATAACCAAACATCTATAAACGCACCAGAGCCAAGATCGCTCACTCTAAAATCTATTTCGGGCTTAAACCCCAATTTCATAAGTCCAGTTGCGGTAATTGCCATGCTAGACTCCTATAAGTTTGAATGCTTGAAAATAACTTCTACCGCCCTCTACATTCTTACTAGAGCCTGAATTCTGAACAAAGCGATGGTCGATATAATCGCCAGCCGCTAAGTCAAGGACAACTGAGCAGGTGTAGCGTGGATTGTCCTCAAACCCATCGGCTCCGATATTTCCAGTATCCGTAATTTCGGTGTAAACACCATTCACATAAATTGCTCCATAAATCTGTTTTCCCGTACCCACAGAATTCATCCTTGCTCCGTAAAGAACAAGATATTTCCCACCCTCGCCAACAGGAACGGTAAACCTGTAGTTTGTTGTCGCATCGAATGCGGAGTCTGTATCCCAAGATTCCGTATCAAACTGCAACAGCGTCCAAGTCGCACTGGTAATGCTTTGATTAGTACCCATAGTGGCTGCGAAACTTGGGGTGTTATCACCACCAGCAGATGCCCAAGCATTATCCCCTCTTAAAAAGGTAGTTGCATCTGCCACACCTGTAGCACTAAGCATTGCAATGTCTACTGCATCAGTAGCAATAGTAAGGGCTGTAGCACCTGTTACATCACCAGTATGGGTAGCGTTTGTTACCTTGGCTGTATTAGCCGTAATAGCACTGGCCTGTCCACTTGTAATTCCTGTCTTAGCAGTGTTAGCAGCAATCTCAGTGTTAATCGAGTTGGCTAGTTTGGCAGCAGTGACAGCATCGTCCTGAATCTTAACGGTGCTAATAGAGTCATCAGGAGGAGTAACAGCCTCCCCTATATCGAGGATGCCAACAACCTCCATCGCGTCAGTCGCGATCAAAGCCGTATCTAGAGTAAGAGTTACACCAGATATGGTGTAGTTGTTCTGCTGCTTTATCCCGTTTATCGTGATGATAAGGGACTGCTCACTTGGGGGTGTCCAAGTAAGCGTATGCGTAGCAGACGTTGAGCCTGTTACGTTAACCCTCCGTATCTCAGAGGACTTTAATTCGACTTGTCCTAGATAACTCATGTGATCTCAAGTATACCTAAGACTGCCTCTGCATCAGAGTTTACACTAGCGGTCATGTGAATGTCTCCGGTAGCCTCTAAATCTATTGGCTTATCAAGCACCAGAGTAGAACCTGCGGGTACAGGTACAGTTTTAGCCACATGGTAGTAAGTATCTCCAGAGGTTGCTCTAGCCTTTATGTCCACATTAACTGAGGATGTGCCATCTATGTTACTGATAAAACAGGAGTGGACAATGGAGGTTGTAGCAGCGGGAGCGGTATAAACAACACCTCCGCCTGTAGTTAATGCAGCGCCTTGATTCTTAAAAGTATTAGCCATCTTATCCCCCTAGTGCAATCGCCATCGCTATGGCTGTACCCGCAGGATCACCGGGGGTTATCGTTCCCCAAGAGGTATCAGTGCCATCGTTGGTCAAGTATTTCCCCGTCTGTCCAGATACGTTAGGAACAATCGCCGTGGTAGAGGTAGATGGAAAACTATTTTGTAGAACTGTTTTCACCATTCTCAAGTGATCGTCCCCCTCTCCAACAGGGTCTCCGACTACTGGATTAGTTGCAACTAATTGTGTTACCCAAGCAGCAGTTTCGACAGCCATTATGCACTCGCCGCTGTAAGAGTTACAGTCACTTCAAGAGTGTCACCACTTATCACTGCTCGTGAGGAGCCAAAGTCAACGACACCGTAAAGTGTTCCAGCCGTTCCAGACTTGGCGCTATCGCTATTAATAAAGGCTCCTGCTACAGTTGCCGTTCCGTTAATAGAATAAGTAGCCTTGCTTGCGGAATTATCTATACTTCCCGCAGCCGCAGTACCCAAGGTTAGCGTCTGTCTAACTGACTGAGAGTAATCCACTACCTCCGTCCATGCCGCATGGGATGCCATTGTATCAGCCGCAGCAGCAGCACCAGCCCCTTTTAACCCCACATACCAAGCAGTGATCTGAGTTGCCGCATCTAGTGTGCTAGACAACACATGGTTTAATCCTGCCGTGGTCACAAGGTTTTCGTTCACTTCACGCCATTTCTCATTTCCTTCTGAGTCGTGACATACGACCTCCCATGTGTTTCTGAGGCCAAGGTTCATATCCGTATTATGTTGCATTATTAAGCCTCCATCGGCCTTAAAACTAATTGGGGTATTCAACATCTGTCCATACCGTTGTTGGGTCTGATTCATCTGTCCATGTAGAAGAGGGATCAGTTACATCAGTCCATGTAGAAGAGGGGTCTACCACATCCGTCCATAGAAGCGAGTCACCATTCTGATAAGTTAAGGAGATCGCCACAGTTGCTGACTCAGGATGTAGAGTGTTATTTATATAATTATTGGTGATGCCGTAAGTTACTGATTCAACAGCGTCCAATCTACTAGAAGATGTGTAGCCTGAACTAAGTCCGTATGAAACCTCCTCAGTAAATCTAAACCCACCAAGTGATGTATAGCCTGATGTTATACCGTAGGTGGCAGAGCCTACAAGAGTGTGCGTTCCTTCCTTGGTTGCGGTTAGATTAACCCCGAAAGATGTTGTTCCTACTATAGTTCCCGCGCCGCTATTACTATAGCCAGCGGTTACTCCAAATGAAGGGGTGTCTGCTTTAGCGGGGGAGTTCCAATTTATTCCTATAGCCGCCCATGTAATAGGGGTGCTGGCCTCCGCCCATGTTATCGGGGCTGTCACCAGTAGCCACTGGTATTCATCACTCTAAGTGCAGAACCTGAATGACGATCCTTGTTATCCTGCTCCTGCATATCTGTTATAGCCTGTTTAAATGCTGTGGCCCATAACTGCACTCTAGGATCATTCATAATGAATGGTTCAGCCTCTAACAGACACCCATAAAGGTAGACATCAGGGGCGTTAGTAATCATCCAGTTGGTTGGGGCAACCGAGGTAAGAGCATCAAACTTCTTATAGAATAACATCTCTATAGTCTGTACGCTTGCGGGGATTGGGCCTAACTGAATCTCATCCGCTATGATGGTATACATCTCTGGAGTCCCCGATGATGTACTACCATATAACCTGTCGTATATCTCAGGGGTGACGTACTGCATAGGAACTATAGGGGATGTGTTTATCTGTAAGTTACGCATCTGAATAAACCCAGTAGGCAGGGCTAGATTTCTCTGCGCTGCCACTGTGGATGCGGTCTGCTTATACTCCATAGCCCTAATACGCAAGAGTCTATTGAACCTTGCCTCGCACAGAGCAATGAACTCTGGGATTCTATCTGTTAGATCATCTCTGTCTAACCAATTAGCAACAGCGGTATTTAGTTCGCTGTAGGTACTAATAGCCATTAGACGTTACGGGCTGAGAAGAACATTTTTTGGTTTAGGACTCTATATCCATTTGCTGTGTCAGTTTGTGAGCGTCCTGCAACGCCAAATGCGTATAACCACATAATTAAACCCTCGTTGGTGTAGTTCTAAAATATTTGTTATCTGGATCGTTTAGATACTTTTTCATAAGGTTATGATCTTTCTCTATCGCTCCATTGGTCTCTTTCTTCCATTGCTCCCACACATTTAACGGTATGGACGCAACTCGTACTCCTTCACCCGCCTTGCCCGGAGTAAGTAAATCACCATAGTTGTTATAGGATTTCTTATTCTCCTCCAGAACTGGCGCTACGTCCTGATATGTGTTTACAGTAAACTCTGTTTCATCCGCATTGGAATGAAACGTAGTGTGTAGCATATTAGGTTGCGATTTTTCAGTCATCTTAAATGATACCCCTGATCCTCTCCCGTTACAATTTTATCCATACGGGATTTTGTATCAGAAAGTTTTTCGTCAAAAGTCACGGGCTTCTTTTGTTTTGTCGGCTTCTGTTTTACAGACTTACTCGTTTTACCAGCCATAAACCTTTCCTACCTTTGAAACCTGAGTGCTTATAACCTTATCTATAGACCCATTATGATCTGTATGCCCCAAAGCACCATCCACTCCCGGCCCATACTTTTTAAGTTTGGGTTCACCCTCTGCATAAGGCGGTGGATTAATGTCTGGGCCAATAGCCGTTGCACTACCCTTGCTGGGCGGTTGTCCTATATTTGCCATCTTGTTTCTCCTGTAAGGAAAAGCCCCCCGAAGGGGGCTAAACCAAGCCTATTTAGATTGCGCTCTTTAACTGGCCGTTTCCGTTGCCATTCTTAGCCCGCAAACCGTACTCAGCAATTAACAACTGCTTCACACTATCACCAGATTTGGCGAGAGTTTCTGTACGGAAAGGACGTAGATAGTCAACAGACCACAAGTCAAAGTCGATAAAATCAACCTGAGTTGTTGGGATGAACCGGTCAGGAACAACCTTAAACGTACCAAAGTCAGTAACAAGTACGTCAACAGCGTTTACAGCAGTGATATTATTCTTAGAACCAATATCATTTCTGGGTGCAGCAACCACAGCGCCGCCAACAGAAGATGAACTAATAGTACCCTTTACTGTGCTATCACACAAAATGGTATCAGGGGTTCCACCCAAATTCCAGATGCGTTCAGCCACGTTGTTAATCAAAGCAATGGTGGTTGTCGTATCAGCACCACCCGTACCTGCCTCTGTAGTACCGTCCGGGCCAGCGGTGGCTGCGCCATTGTTAGTCAAGCCAAGACCGCTAGAAGCGGCAACGACATTTGACGTTCCAGCCGTAATCGTACCAATCCAACTTGAAAAGCAAGCGGTGTTTCTAGCAGCGCCAGAAGAGCCAACAGCCTTAACCGTACCTTCAAGCAACATTAACTCCATATCGCGCTTCATTTCTTTAGCACGTTTGGCGAGTTGATAAGCCTGAGTTGACTTACGCCCAGCAAAATCGACCGCTTCAGCAGTTCCAGAACTCTGGACTTGCGTTGCGGAGATTTGGGTGTAGTTAGACAGACGGCGTGGCTCAGTCTCAGCAGTTGAAGTATAGTCGTTACCCTCAATCTGCGTGTTACTGGCGGCTGCCTTTAACTCATCTGTTTGCCATTCAAAGTTCGTGTTGTCACACGATCCTCGACCACAACCGTTAAGAAACGGCGTATCCATTGGACTGATATTGTATATAATATTTGATAGGTCTTCCCTGATGCCTACAGCACCATAGGTTTCCCTAGTATTCGTTGGAACTGCCATAGCATTTCCTCCTTAGTTAAATGTCTATAAAATCCTCGAAGAGAGCAACAGAGTCATTTACATGACCGCTCTCTTTAAGACGCTTCATTGAGGCAATACGTTTCGCTTTGACAGTATCAGACTTTTTGTTAGTTCCTTTACCGGCCCTTATAACCTTGGGTTTGTTTTTTAATTTCTTAGATTTAACATCTGAATTCTGAAGTGCATCATACTTCTGAGCCTTCATTAATACTAAGAACTGTCTATGGTCTATTAATTCCTTCAGTTCTTCCTGAGAGAATCCCTGTTCTAAAGCGTAAGAGGAAAGATCGCCAGCCATCTTATCACGTTTTTCCTTGTTATTCCATTCAGGCACAGCGGCTACTAGGCGCTTATGTTCTTCCTGAACGGCAAGGCTACGCATCTTAGATAACTCTTGGTTCTGTTGCTGGAGGCTTCTGTCACGTTCAGCCTTTAATTGCTGAAGGTTATCAGTAACCTCACGGAACTCTTCCTTCTTAGTTACAAATGCAATCGGGTCTGTTTGTCGCAGATTTTCCCAATCAACATTATTAAACTGCTC